TCAACTCTAGATGATAGTTCGTTGAGTGACTCAGCATCAAAACAAGTAAAAATAGTGGGTGTTTCAAGAGACCCTGATAACCAAGATCTCACATCAGCAAATGTTGTGTGGAGAGTTGTAATCAGTGAACATTTCTTTAAACAACACGTTGGGGTATAATAGGAGTATTAAATTATGGCTATATCACGTAATCAACTAGTAAAAGAACTAGAGCCAGGTTTGAATGCACTATTCGGCCTGGAGTATAAACAGTATGACCAAGAGCATGCTGAAATATACACAACTGAGTCATCTGACAGAGCTTTCGAAGAGGAAGTAATGTTATCAGGATTCGGTCAAGCTAAAGTAAAACCAGAAGGTTCTGGAGTAGAGTTCGATAAAGCTCAAGAAACTTTCACAGCAAGATACACTCATGAGACAATCTCTCTAGGGTTTGCTATCACTGAGGAAGCGATTGAGGACAACTTATACGACAGACTTGCTCAAAGGTATACAAAAGCATTGGCAAGATCTATGGCTCAAACGAAACAAATCAAAGCAGTGTCTCCGTTAAACAACGGGTTCAATGGTAACTTTAAGTCAGGTGATGGAAGCAATTTATTTGCAACTAACCACGCGACTATTAATGGTACTTTCTCGAACAAGTTAGCGACGGATTCAGATTTAAACGAAACTTCATTAGAACAAGCAATGATCGACATTGCAGGTTTAACTGATGAAAGAGGTTTAAAAATTGCTGCTAGAGCAACTAAGATGATTATTCCATCTCAGTTACAATTCACAGCGGAGAGATTAATGAAATCTCAACAAAGAGTTGGAACTGCAGACAATGACATCAATGCATTAGTTAGCATGGGAATGGTTCCAGGTGGTTATTCAATCAACCACTTCTTAACTGATCCTGATGCTTTCTTCTTGATCACTGATGTTCCTAACGGAATGAAACATCTTGAAAGAGCTCCATTAACTACAAAAATGGAAGGTGATTTCGATACTGGAAACGTAAGATACAAAGCTAGAGAAAGATACGTATTTGGCGTATCTGACCCTAGAGGTATTTTCGGTACATCTGGTGCTTAATCAATAAATTTGAGGCGGGACACAATCCCGCCTCATTTCAGTCATAGAAAGGAAGAACCATGAAAACCTTCAGAATCAAAGTCAGAGCCTACGGATACTTAGCAGATTTCACTGTTAAGGCGTCTGAAGAGGGTAAACCTTTAGAAGATTCTATCATTGACAAACTAGGAAAAGGTGATATAAAATGGGACAAATCTGATTTTTATAGTCAGAGGAAAACATGGTTAACATACGAGGAGATTGTAAATGATTCAAGACCTTTACAAACAAAAAACGTCCTTGGAGTTGAGCTGGCAACAAGAGTATAATAAACATAGTAAATATACTCTTGATATGGTCAGAATTGATAGCAAGATAAGAGAAGTTATCAATGAAATTAAGCTAGAAGAAGCTAAGATTGCTGCTAGAGAAAATGCGATTGCTGATTCGGCTCCACAAGTTTCAGTAGCTACTTAATAAAAAGCTACATCGTTGAAAACGCACATTCACTACGCAATCCCTTGCACTCTACTTAAATCTACTATATAAAATAGTCACTATACAATTAATCAGAGCGTAGACGAGTATAGTCGACGGCCTAGAGACTACGTTCGACAAAACTAGGAGGATAATACTATGGCAAAAACTCTATTTAGAGGACCAGTTCTGCAGGGTAAGTTTAACGAGTCAGGCGTAACTGGATTTAATCTAGAAAACAAAACAGCTAACTACACAGTTACGAATGCGGATTCTGGTAAAACTTTCACATCATCTACTGATGGTGTAGTATTTACTTTACCGCCAATTTCTATTGGGAGAATATTTACATTTGTAAATACAGGTCCTGATGGAACAAATGCTTTAACTATCAGTCCAAATGCGTCTGATGGTATTTTGTATGCTGGATCTTTAACAGATAATAAAGATATCATTAATACAAAAGCTACATCAAAAGTTGGTGACTTCGTAGTATGTGCATCTTTAAACTCAACAGGTCATTGGACGATTGTTGATGTACAAGGTGTATTCGCGAAAGAAGCGTAATAAATAATTAGTGTGGGGCTTCGGCCCCATACAAATTGAAGGAGAATATTATGGCAGGTGGAGGATCATTTGTAAGTGATCAAAAGTTTACCAACAGAACAAGTGATGGAGCATTTAAAACTATTACTGGTGGCGGAACTGATTTAGGACCATGTAGAGTAACATATATTATGGCTCATGGTGCTAATAATGCTATTGTTAAATTACATGATGGAACTGGAACAGGTGGACCTGTAGAGTTTCAAGCTAAGTTTGGCACTGAAGGTTTAGATGTATTTGTTCCTGGTTCTGGTATACGATTTAAAACAGGAGTCTTTTTAGATTTAACTAATACAGATTCCGTAACAATAGGATACACTGGATAATGAAGAGTGATGTAAAAGCAGTTAGAAAGAGTTCAACAGGTTCTGTATTTGCAGGAAGAACTAGATTAAGAGGAATTATTTTAGCCTCATCTGGTTCTGCAGGTGCAGTTACTTTACAAGACGGAAATTCAGTAACACAGTTTCAAGTAGATGTTCCAGCAGGTGATGTATTTGCATACAATCTTGCAGAAGATGGAATTTTATTTGAAGGTGGCATGACTGTTTCTGCTCTTTCAAATGCTACGGTAACTGTTATTATAGATAAGTAGGAGGTCAAATGGCAAACACAACCTCTGGAACACATAAGTTTGAAAAAGATTTTTCTATTGATGAAATTATAGAAGAGTCATTTGAAAGAATGGGTATTCAGAATGTTACTGGATATCAATTAAAAACTTCTAGAAGATCTCTTAATATAATGTTTCAAGAATGGGAAAACCGTGGGATTCATTATTGGAAAGTTGCAAATAATAATATTACATTAGTTGCTGATCAAGCAGTATACACAATGTTTAGATCTACGGCAGATGGTACTTCAAGTGCAACAGCTGTTTATGGTGTTGACGATATATTAGAAGCTAGTTACAGAGATAACAATGTTGATACACCTTTAACTAAAATAGCAAGATCTGCATATCAAGCTTTATCTAACAAAACATCAACAGGACAACCTTCACAATATTTTGTACAAAGATTTATAGACAGAATTACAATAACCTTATATCAAACACCTGGAACATCACAGGCAGGAAAGTTTTTAAATTATTACTACGTAACTAGAATTGAAGATGCAGGAGCTTACACAAATGCAACAGACGTTCCATACAGATTTGTACCTTGTATGGTAGCTGGTTTAACTTTTTATTTATCACAAAAGTATGCTCCACAAAGATCACAAGAATTTAAATTATATTACGAAGATGAATTAAATAGAGCTTTACAAGAAGATGGATCTTCTTCTAGTTCTTACATAACACCTAAATCTTACTTTACGGAGGTTAATTAATGGCTGTTGGTAAACATGCAAAATTTATATCTGACCGATCGGGTTTAGAATTTCCATATAAAGAAATGAGAATAGAATGGAATGGAGCAAGAGTTCATATATCAGAGTATGAAAAGAAACATCCGCAACTAGAACCAAAAAGATTTACAGCTGAACCACAAGGTTTGCGTAATGCAAGACCTGACAGAATAGAACCTGCAGTTGCTAGATTACTTGGCTCTAATCCTTTTTCAATAACTAGTGGATCTACAACAATAACTGTTACAGAAATAAATCATGGACGATCTACAAATGATACGGTAAGATTTAGAAATGTAGAAGGTTCACCAGGAGGACTGGCTTCAACAGCTTATACAGCTGGATCTGGTTTTACAATTACAGTTACAACAACAGATAAGTATACGTTTACATTAGGGTCAACCCCTACTATAACAGAACAAGCAGGAGGCATGACAGTTACAGCAGGACCAGTAACTCTAGACGCATAATGGCATATACTTTAACAAATATAACAGACGATATTAGAATCCT